GCCTTAAACCACTCGGCCATATTTCCTAAATTGGAGGAAGGGGTGGGATTCGAACCCACGGTCGTTTTTAGGCGACTCAAGTTTTCAAGACTAGCGCCTTAAACCACTCAGCCACCCTTCCGTAAAATGGAGCCCCCGATAGGGATTGAACCTACGACAGCCAGTTTACAAAACTGGTGCTCTACCACTGAGCTACAAGGGCGTAAAACTAACATCCCACCATACACCTAGAAGCATTGCTGCTTACACGGATGAACCCGACATTCAGCGCAGGTAGGAAAATTGAAAAGGTAACGATAGCTCAGTGTTCTGGCTGCATATCGGTGCAGACGGCATTTCGTTTTTATCTAACACTTAGACCTTAATTGGCCCGGCAGTTATTTAAAGACGTCCGGGGCTCGTCTGTTTTTATTTGAAAAAAGAACTAATTTTACCCCTCTCAGCTTGTGCTGGTTTGGATACCCGTTATCGGACGTTTGGACTCCTTAAAGCCGGAGTCTGGCAGTGAAACTGAAAGTGATAAAAAAACCTCTGAGCTTTATGGCCCAGAGGTTAAAGATAATTTCGATTTTAGATCGACCTTATTTTTAACCCCTGTAACCTGTTCCGCGTACAGACCAGAACAAGCCACAACTTTGTGGATTTTGTTCTGTATCTGATTTAATTTGTACCGTAAGCATTTGAAGTGTTTGTTGATTTATTTATAAGACAATCATACCCTATTTCCATACAAAGTAAACAACAAAGTGCAATTAATGCATAAAAAGATATGGCTTCCATTCCTCGCGGATACCCATATCCTCGGGAACCTGAATGCCGATTTGAATACGGTTCTTCGGAATCACTTCCTTACCGTTAATGTCAAAATACGGGAAAATGTTGTCCTTGGCAGCATTACAGTCGCGGCAGGCAAGCACAAGGTTAAAGTTGTCGTTGGTACCACCCTTTGACTTGGGATGCACGTGATCCTTGGTGGCAACGCAAAAAGGTATCTTTTTGAGACAGTACTGACAGGTGCCCTTATAGATGCTGTAAAGACTCCGAAGTGAGGTTTGCTGACCACGACGAACAGTATGTCCGAAGTGGGTAGTACAGACGACAATGGTCGGAATTGCCCATTGCCTTTCTTCGCCGCTGATACGGTCGGGAGCCGAACGTAAACAGGGCTGGTTGACAAATAGTTCTATCGTGTTCTTTGACCAAGAATAACCGTCATTGTCTTCACGACCGTCCCACGGAATTGTGCTACCACTGGCATCAATACCGTGAGCCCTACCATTCATCATGTGGCGCATGCACGCACGCGCAGTAAAGAAGGCATAGGCTTGGTAGGAACCGTCGAGCACCAAAGTGGTGCGTGCGGTTGCATCAACGGGCGTCAATACATTAACCTGTAATTGATTTAACAACTGAAGAGAAGCCTTTTCGTGGGACATTGTATTTGCGAGCGTTAGAGTAGGATTCACCATTGAGGACTTGGCAGTGACCAGCGGTTTTATGGTCCCAGATCATGATACCAAAGCGGTTGACCTTGGTCTCACGTGGAACGAAATTGGGGTCGGGTAGGATACCCGAACGAATAAGGCTTTGAATGATTTTATCGTTGGACATTTTAGGCGCCTTGAAGAGAAGTTTCAGCATGAAGGGCGTTAAAGTAACCCTTGCGCCATGCATCCATAAGTTTCATCAATTTCTTAGGCTCTTTGCGGTACTCTTTAATGTATGCGTGGAAATGAATGTCACATTGCGAAGCAGCCATGATTCCGTTTTGGTAAGCCTCTTCGCCGAGTTTGACAACAAACTTTAGATCCTGAGCGTAATAGTATTGTTTCATGTTTTTCATTATGATATAATCCTACACTAAATTGGCTAAAAGTAAATCAAATAGATTGTCCTAAGTTGTTGATTAGTAATGTTAATCCCAAATGCCAGTTTTCCAAGGGGTGCCAACTTTTTTAGCAGGTTTCTTTATGGCCTTTGTGCCGATACGCAGCCGCTTGGTTGTCACTACCGACAAGCGAACATTTAGTTTGCCATATGTCTGCCGCAACTGCAACGCCTTTTTGTTGGCGTTATCCAAACTATATGCGATCATATGAAGGTCCCAAGTGCCCTGTGCCCAACCGGCGGTATTTTTTACTTCGAGAGTGAAATGCGTGGTGGATTTCATTATGATATTGTCCTAAGTTGTTGATTATCGCTTGTTGTCCAACTTGTTCATGGTCACCCACTTGGCGCGGTTGATCATGTAACGGACCCGAAGTTCATTTTCGGAGTCACCCATAAGATGTTGAACATCAGAGAGAAGGGACATTACAAGGTCCTGAGCCGAGACACGGTATTCCGAGGATCTTTCGTACCAAGCATCAATGCTCCAGACGCCAAACTGTTCCATGTCAGCAACAGTTGATTCATACTTTTTAAAGGTTGGGTTGTTTAACATGCTACCATCCTACAACAAACCATCAAAAAGTAAATCACTTAGAATTACCTAAGTGATTGACCCTCAACATCAGCTAAAAATAGTTGTTATTTTGACGACTTTTTTCGCTTATTTTGAAGGGCTTTCTTCCGTTTATTGAGACGGTTGACCACTTCCTCTCCACCCATCCAAATATCCTTGTTGTCCAGAATGGCTTGGATTTCATCTGGATTCAGGAAATCGGAATAGATTTCTCTGAGGAGACCTTCCGACCATTTGCGTTCGTGTTTAATTTGGTCGATCATCTCGCCGCCCTTACCTATTGTCCCACCGGAATAGTTGTGGAACATAAACATTGAATGAGCGGAGATTTCATACTCATCTGCCATAAGGAAAACAATTGTGGCTGCCGACATGCAGGCGCCTTCAACGGAGACCATTACGGGAGCCTTACACTCGCGGATGACGCGCATGAATTGAATTGCAGACCAGAGGTCCCCGCCGCAGGAGTTAATGTAAATCTTAACGAAGTCATTCTCCGGGTAATGGCGCATCTGATTGAACCACTCGGTATATTTTGAAGCCTCTTCAATTTCACCCACAAGATAATACTCATGTAAATGTGCAATTGCTTTATCAGTAAAAGAAGTGGTTTGCTTCTTTTCAACATTTAGCATATCGAGCAATGGATTACCAAGTTTAGGTTCATTCATCATAATTGTTTTATTTATACCCGTCCAAAGATTCTCATCCGAGTGTATTCGGCAATTGTTTCTCGAAGAGGTTTCACCCAGTTATCACGATGTTCTTTAAAGACTCTAGGTTCGTTCTCATCAATGGCCATAATGGTCACGATGTTTGTAATAGGAATCCCCGTGCGCTCCTCGAACATAATCGCGTAGGATGTTTCCTGCATAAAGTAACTGTGAATGTCTTCCTTCTCCTTCACTCTCTTGGATGTTTTAATGTCAATGATCGACAGCACACCATCAAACTCTGCAATAAGATCGACTCTTCCTGCAAGCCCAAGATGATCGGAATACAGAGGACACTCCTGAAGAATAATGTTATTGATTCTGTTCTCAAGGATGGGTTTAATTGTACCAAAGGTATGCCATAGATGCGGCATATATTTCTTTGGATCCAATGTCTCATTATTCAGATAACGTTCTGCCATCTTATGCACCTCTTCACCACGTGAAGCAGCCCTACGAGAAATACGGTTGGCTTCTTCTTCACCAACACGTTTGCGCCACGCAAGAATGTCATCCTTACTCAGTATTCCAAGGACCGTGGTGACCGATGGATACTTGGTACCCTTCGGAGTCATGTATGTGCGCCCTGTTTCCAGAGTTTCACATACTAAGTCTTTATAGCCCAGGTCAATGGGTTTATGAGTAAAAATCATTTGGTGTCTTCGTATTCTTCGTAGCTCTTGAAGACCTCTTCGGCATCAATGGGACCGCTCAAACGGAAGTCCTCTTCGTCCTCATTCGTATGAGTAGGACGAGCATTTTTCTTTTTGTTCTGGCGACGAAAATTACGATCGAATTTGTCCGATTCGTCAGATTTGCCTTTGTTGTACATGTTGCTTATTTTTCTTTTCTAATGAGTTCTTTGGTCATGATATAGTCGCGTACGATTCCGGATCGCACGATGTCCTGCCAGCCGAACTCGGACTGGTGAAAGTATTTCATCTGAGAAATGATTTTCATAAAGTCGACGATACCACTCTTGTCCTTTGATTTCTCAAGGTCGGATTGGTAATAGTCGCCACACATAATGAATCGGCAATCCTCACCCAAGCGGGTAATGATTGAATCAAGTTCATGGAATGTAAGGTTCTGCATTTCATCCACAATCACAATGGACTTACGGAGAGTGATACCACGCACGAATGAGGTGGTAAGGAATTCCACGGTGCCTTTGGCAACCAGTTTATTCCATGCCAATTTATCACCAAAGAGTTCCGAAAGGATACCGATGTAGGGAGAGAGGTACGTTGCTTCCTTTTCGGAACGGTCGCCCGGAAGGAAACCAATATCACGTGTCGGAACAATGGAACGAACAATAATAATTTTATCGTAGGGAGATTCACCCTTCATTACTTCCTCAAGGGCGAGGTACATTGCCATAAAGGTCTTACCCGTACCGGCAGCTCCAGAAAGGCAGAGGTGATTCTTTTTCTTGTACGCAGCAAATACTTTCTTTTGGGTCAGTGTAAGTGGTTCAACAACCTTTAGATTCTCATAGCGAATCGAAGGAACTACCGTTGCCGGTTGTTTCTGTTTCTGTTTGTTTTTCTGTTTGGCCATGAAATTATTTTGTTTTAATTGAATTCTTACGTCCCGAACCCTTCTTGATTTTCTGTTGGATTTCCTTCCAACCATTTCCTGCACGGTTGTACATATCCTTGAAACCAGAATAACTTAGTTGGACAGCGGTAACTCCACGGAATACGGCACCGGTCTTACGACAGGACGGGCACTCATCGATGGTCGGTTTATCGCGGTCGGCAATAGGAACCATTTGAGTGAATTCATGTCCACATTCCTTACAGTGATAGTCGTAGTTTGGCATATTAGGTAACAATGAACCATTCTGGAACATTGCGTTTTGACCAGGTCATTTTAAACCTAGCCTGCTTGGTCTGATAAAATTCTTTGTATGAACGAACAGGGTCGTCTGGGTGCATACATTGAGGAAAGGATTTCATGGCAAGTTTGAATTGCGTCATAGGACCGTTGGGAATGGAAACTGGTGGGTCAATAAGATCCTCGAGTAACAATTTTTCGGTATTGTGGACCTTGCCATAACGATAGGTGTATTCGTTGCAAAGAGCCTCGAAGTGCTGGTGGTGCCATTCGTAGTTCTCGATACTTTCCATTGTCCATACGGTGCACGGATGGTGCATATGAACTGCTTTGTAGAACTTGGCGTCTTTTTCGGGATTCGGAAGCAGCCATTCCTTACCTTTGCGCCAACGGGCGGGAAGAGAACCGGCAACATATTTCTTTGTCTTGCGCATTGTACCATCGAGCAAACGATGTGCGGTGCAGAGCATCTGCGCCGATTCGACAATCATTTTGACGACGTGCTTGTCGCACTGCAGCTGAGCCGCAATGACAGGGTCACGGTCTAAAACAAATATATTCATGATGTAGTGTATATCCTATACGGATATAGTCAAATGTAAACCATTAATTATGCCACCTGCATAACCTCTTCGGTCTGGAGTGAGTCAATTACTTCTTTAATGAACTGTTGCTTCTTTTGCATACCATTAATAGATAGGGTATTTCCTTCTTTTTGCAATCTCTGGATGTAATAGTCTAAATCAGTGTAGTCTTGTTTGAGTCTTTCCAGTTGTGAAGCGATCATGTGTTGTATGGATTGTTAACTACCCGACATGATATAGAAGACGCAAGAGCGCCTTTCAAGAAAATGTTAGACGGCAATAAGATTTGGCCAAACTTCCTGGACCAAAGCCTTAGTGATACCCTTGTACTTTCCAGCAAACTTCTTATCTTTAACGGCAACAAGAATCTCTGCATCTTTTGGATGGATACCTTCGAGGACCTGAAGAAACATGCGTTCTCGTCTTAAAGCCGGTAAGGTATCTCCCTTACCTTTCTTTACGAAGTAAGTCATCATTATGGTCTGGCGTTGGAGTGAGGTCGGAGACATACCTTCTTTTGAAAGGCTCCCTTTGTATTCTGGCACTCCGGGAGGAAGATTAAACTCAATGAAATCGTCATATGCGGCTCTTAGGATATCCCGAAGACCGAGCGAGTTATACTTTTTTAGGACATTAATTTTCTCCACTCTCGTTGGAGCAGCGGCAGCCTTTTCAAGGATTTCGTAGATTTCTAGTTTCATAGTGAATTAAATTCCTCTGCACATTCAATAAGCTGAGTGCATCGTTTTGATATAAGATAGTTTAGGACGTTTGAATTGGGTTTCACCGATTCAAATGTATTTATAATAAGCGCCTTCTTGTCCTGAGGTACCTTATTTAAATCAATAAGCGCCGTGTTACGCTGAAAGTTGCGGTAGGTGGCTTCGTCCATTACCTTATCCAGAGAAGTACGTGAAGCGTACCATTGCTCGATCTTCTTGGATGAAAGAGGCTTTTGACGAATCTTATCGACGAATGTATTGTCTGGAGAAAGGACGTTTGGAATACCATCGCCGCTGTCGCCGCCAACCGTATGTTCGAAGAGATATTTAATTGCATCTTTCTCCTTAATAATGGCTTTCGTCATAGGAGAGAATTGGCGGACATTGGGATACTGTTGGAGCTGAATAAAATCCTTGTCGGCAGAGATGATCATGACTGGCTCGTGTTCGCCGAAGTTCTGAGTCTTTTCAGTAAGAGTACCAATGATGTCATCGGCTTCGATATTCTGGATATGAACCACTTTGTAGGGAAGGTGTTCCTTGACCTCGTCACGAACCACACTCAGGATGCGGAAGAATTCTTTCCAGTCAAGCCCACTGGCGTCACGGCTAGTCTTACGATTGGCTTTGTATTGCGGGAAGATTTCCTTGCGCCATGAACCACCGTCACACGCAAGAACCATTGTACCGTATTCCTTGCGGTACTTAAGGTTGTACATCCGCAAAGAGTTTAAGATCATGTGGCGTACCATATCCTCGGAGACGGTAACTTTTTGCGCAAAGATGTTGGAGATGGCAATGCCAGAATAGTCAATTAGAATCATATGTCAATCATACCATATTGCGGCTCCTTGTAAACCATAAAATCATTTATTTTAATGATTTACATTTAACCTGTAACCGTTATAATGAATCTCTATTCAACACTATTAACCAATAGGGACTTACGATACTTTGTGAGTTGAACACGCGTCACTCTTACACGAATCTGGTCATTGTAGTATTTGTCGGAGAGAATGGCATTTCTTTCCACCTGTTCCTTCATTTCTAAATAGGAACACTCGCTCTTGCTGGTACATAGGTGCAGAATAATCCTACGAAAATTTATTTTGCCTATTTTATCTAAATCCTTTTGAAGTGCATTGCTGGAACCATAATAGGTCTTCCAGTCCGACTCGACGAGGATGCGCTTCTTTTTCTTCTTGACCGTTTTAAAGCCCTTAAAGAAAAAGAGTTTCTTTCCGATGTACTTACGACCATTCACGAGGTTCTCTATTAAATAGACGAACCCGTAAATTTTCTTTGGGTCTAATTCAATTGGTTCAAACGGAGAGTCATGATGAAGCCACATAATGGCTTATTTATCAATCCTGGCTGTCGTCGGTATCGTCGCCTTCTTCGCTGCAATGATTGCCGCACATTGGGCAATACTCGGGATAGTTTTCTATAGATGGGTCTTCCAACATTTCATCCATATCAGGATCGACAATATCCTCTATGAATGAAATAGTGGA